CGCGACGAACTGCACATCGGAGGTTGTGTTTAGTGCTCCATTATGGAGGTCGTTCAAGCCGGCCGCGCTCCCAACCCTAATCTGCCCGCTCCGCACAGGGCCTGCGAACGCGGTGCCCACGAAGCGGTAGGTGGCACCGATTTCAACCGTGATCGCCTGACGCGCCTGACTGGCGTTGATGATCGAGTTGGTCAGCCGCAACCTGTTGGCCACCACTGACAAGTCGCCGCCCGCGAAACCCGTCCAACCTGTCGTGTCCGTGTCGAACGTGCCGTTGGTGACTAGCTCGGGGCCGTACGTCGGTTCTGGAGCGCTTGCTCCTCCGCGCGCAACACGGTTCCGCCCAAACCCAAAGGCGCGGAGCCCTCCCATGCTAGAAGATCGCGATCGTGTTCGCGGGAGCGGCGGTGATGCGCTTGAAGCGGACTGCATCGAACACGCCCGCCGCCACGGTGAAGTCGACCGTCGACGAGCCGTCGACCGGGATGCCGGTGAGTGTGCCGGCGGCGTTGATCCACAGCGCCTTGGGGTAGCGCGTCAAATCGGTGCCGGCCGGGACGACGACCGAAGCCTCGCGGCCTTGATCGGTCAACCCGTTGACGTTGGCGTAGGCGTCCAGTGCAGGCATGGGTGATCTCCCTTTGGTGCAGGTCTAACAGAAAATGGCGGGCCTCGAAAGACCCGCCATCCCCCTGCTCACGCGACGAGTGAGGTTAGGCTTCGGCGCGAGCGGCGACTTCGGCATCGATCGCCGAGATGACACCCTTGCGGGGCTTCTCGCGATCCACCTCGGCCGCGCGGAGAGCAGTCAGCTCTTCGTCGGTCTTGGCACCGAGATTGGCCGTGACGTCGGCGACCGTGCCGGCGACGAGCGCGTCGTCATCGTTGTTCTGGTCGCCGGCGGCGGCGCCGCGCGCTTCGGACATCAGATTGGCGATGTCTTCCTGCGCGGTGCTGTCAGCCTCGGTACGGCCGGCCGAGCGGACTTCGCCCGGGGCCGTGATTTCCGCAACCAGTTCGGCGCCCGGCTGGACGTAGGTGCCAGCCGCCGTCTGCAACGCATCCGGCGGAAGCTGCTGCGGCATCGTCGGGTTCGGACCCGTCGGCGCGATGGCGGCGATCTCGACCGTCGCCGGGGCCGGGAAGCCCTCTGCGTCGGCGAGGTTCTTCTCGTCGCCGTTGAGGTTCTTCTCGTCGACGTAGACGATCTGGCCCGGGTGCGCGAGAGTGTCGTTCACGAACGACTGCTCCAGCACGACCATTTTCTTGATACCCATGGTCTGTCTCCTCTCCAGCCTCGATTAAAGGCCGGTGTTCATGGTGACGTTGGCGTGCGTCGTGCGATCGGTGCCGGCGACGAACATCGCCGATGCCTTGCCGGTGGTCATGGTGCCAGCGATGACGTACTGGACGCCGAGATAGCGCTGGGCGCTATCCGGCAGCGGCACGTCCAGCAAGTCGGCACCAATCGTGCCCGCCGCCGTCAGGACCGTCGGTCCCGAAGCGAGGACAGTCGGCGACGACAGGTTGCTGTTGGCCGAGCTGATGAGCTGGGCCGTCACCGAAGTGCCGCCAGCCAGAGCCTCGGTCAGCACCACCTTCGCCCGAAGCTGCATCGAGCGGCCCGGGCTGTCGTTGGCGACGAGCGTATCGACGCTATCGGTCGAGACGTAGGTGCCCGCCACCTGAGCCAAGCTCTGGGCGTTCGACGGGCGGTTCTGAGCATCAACGTACATGTGTTGTCTCCTCTGTTCCTGCGCCGTTAGACGACGCGGGTTTCCGCCGTGTTGAGCGCGTCGGTACGACGGATGGTCGTATCGCCGAACTTCATCAGGCGCTGGCCGCCGACTTCCTCCCACGAGGTGTACTGGGCCTTCTTGTTGTTGATCTGGCGACGCATGTACGCACGGATCGCCCGCGGCATGTAGAAGACCGCGCGAACACCGGTGGTGCTCTCGATCTGCTCTTCCGCTTGGATCATCAGGTCTTCGAGCTTCGGACCCGACGCTTCGTTGAGGGTCAGCGCCGTCATGTCGATGTTCGCGATGCGAACGACATAGCGCCAATCCTTGACGAACAGACCGCAGCGCCACACCCAGTGGTCGCGGTAGCCCATGTACATGTTGCCGTTGGCATCCTGCAAGACGGACGCAGCCGGGAAGCCGTGCTCGCCTTCGCCCGAGGCGTTGGTGACGTCCTCGTGCGCGAGGCCACCCTTGGTGCCCTTCGGATAGATGCCGAACACACTGTTCGGACCCCAGCCGACAAGCCAGATCGAACGCAGGTTCGAGCCGGTGCCGCCGGCGTCGATGATCTGCCCGGCCGCCTTGTTGGTCGAGGTGTTGAGGCTGTTGAACCGCGGGGCGAAGCCCGTGTACTCCAGCGGATTGGTGCCGGCGTTGCCGTAGAACAGGGTCAGCGCCTGCTTGTTCGACATGCCCTGAACGTGCGGGGTGGCCTGACGGAGACGGAACTTGTTCACGTCGCCCGAAAGGACCGCCAGTTCGCGGTCGACCTGCGAGAAGTCTTCCAGCAGCGCACAGGTCTCTTCGACCGGAGTGCTTCCGGCCTTGGTGACCGGAACACCGCTGTTGATCGCGCGGAACGACGGGGTCGGCAGCACGGTGCGCATTGCGTCCTTGTGCCCGGTAACGCTGTTACCTTCTTCCCAGTGCATGTCCGCGAGGACTTCATTCTGCTGCGTCAGCACCTCGGCGATGTCCAGCTGCTTGCCCCCGGGGTCAAGCTCGGTCAGGACATCCATGAGAGTGGTGACGCCAGTTCCCTGAACAGCCATTTAACCCTCCAACATTGACCGGGTCACCATGACGCGGCCTTCAACAAACTACTTCTTCGGGTAGTACTTGTCCTCGCGACGCACCGCGCCGGTCGTGCCGGTCGTGCTGGTCTCGAAGGTGGTGTCTTCGGCGATCGCCTGTCCCGCCTTGAAGGCGAAGGCGATCATTTGCGGATGGAGCCCGAGACCCGTCTCGTTCAGCCACTCGCGAAAACCTGCCGGCGCCAGCTTGTCGAGCGCCTTGGCCGACACGCGCTGCACGCCCTTGACGTCGAGCCCGCCGAAGTCGAGCGCTTCGCCCGCTTCGTTCTTGAACGGCTCGATGGCCTTGCCCTCGGCGTCCTTGCCGGCAATCACGGCACGGGCTTCATTCTCCCACGCGGTGCGCTGGGCGGCGATCGAGGTTTCGAGCGCGCTGCCCGCGCCGTCGACTGCGCGCTTGATGCCGTTGGCGTAGACCGCGGCGAGCTTCGACGCACCGACGTTCGAGACGCCCAGCTCGCGAAGCAGCGGCTCGGCCTCGGTCAGCATCTCGGCATCGACGTCCATGCCTTCCGGCAGGCCGCTGATCTCGTAGGCGGTGCCTTCCTCGGGCGCACCGAACAGCTCGCCCTTGTCGTCCGCGCTATCGTCGTCATCGCCGGCGGTCTTGTCGTCCGTGTCGTTGTCGTCGGTCTTCGACAGGTCGACCTTGTCAGTCTCGGACGCTGTAGTCGAGGTATCGGAGCCCGACGTCGTGTCCGCGGTCGTGTCCGCGGTCGTCGCCGCCGTCGCCGTCGCCGTGGTCGTCTCCGTCGAGTTCTCGGCGGCGCTGTTTTCGGTAGTCGTTTCGGTTGTCATGGTTCACCTCCAGTTGGGTTTTGGTCTCCGCTTCAAGGATGCGCGAAAGCGCGAGCGGTCCGAGCACTTGCTCGGCGCTGCGGAGAATGTCCAACCCCAAGCTCCTGCGCCCCTCGCTCCAAGCGTGGATGCGTCCATCGGAGTGGAAGTTCCCCGTCAACATGCCGGACGTTTCGAGGATTGTAAAGAGCACGCGCAAAAAACTCTCGCTCTGCGCCAAGCTCTCGAAGTCCATGCGCGCCAGATCGCGCCGCGAAATCTTCGCCATTTACTGTCCCAGCATCCGCTGGAGCGCGCTCGTGCCCTGATCGTCGATCTTGGTTTCGCTGAGCAGGCGAGCCGCCTCCGCGGCGTCGCGCATCGCCGGCGCGTTCTGGGCCGCCTCGGCGCGCTGGGCCTGAGCCTGAGCCTGAGCCTTCATCTGCGCCACCAGCTCGTCCGAGCGGATGATGGTCGGCGTGGTGCCCGAGCTGGCCGCGTACTCGTCGATCGCCTGCTCGGCGTCGAACTTGATCGCGGCATCGGGGAACAGCCCGGCGACGAACCCGACGAACCGCGCCGCGCGCTCGATCGCCGCGTTGCTGCTGGCCTTCTGGGCTTGGGCGAGGATCGAGACGAACTCGATCTCAAGCGGCTTGCCGGCCAGCTCGTCAGGGATCGGCGGCAACATGCCGAGGTTCTTGAGGATGGTGTAGGCCCGCTGGACGTCCACCTCCAGCTTCTCGATATTGACGCGGTCGACGACCGGGCCGAGCTGGGTCAGCTTCTCCTCGTTGCGGTACATCAGCTCCTGCTCGTTGCGGGGCTGGACGCCTTCCATGTCGCTGATCGCCATGAACAGGTCGGCATAGAAGATTTCGTTGACGCGGCGCGTGTGCCAGTCGATGTCCTCGCGCAGCGCGCCGGGGATGCGCGGGTCTTGGCTGACCAGCGCGCTCACCACGTCGCCCGACTGGGCGTCGATGTAGTTGATCGTGCCCGGGTCGAGGCTGAGCCCGGTCCGGCTGAGGCCGGCCGGCGCCGCCAGCGGCGGCTTGACCATGATGTCGGTGGCGCGGCTCTTGCGCCGCGCGACGAGTTGAAGCTCGCGCATGTCGCCCAGCGCCTCGAACCCCGGCGAGCTGTCGCAGTAGACCTGATCGCCGCTGGTCTCCCAGCGCGGCGCGGTCACCGGCTGGCTGTCGAACCCGCCCTTGGTGAGAATGATCTTCTTGTCGTTCTGCCCCACCTCGAAGCGTACCGAACGCCACGGCTTGCGGACCCCGGGGTCGATGAACTTGCCGTCGACGTCGGTGTTGCGCTCGATGACGTGAACGCACGGCACGCGGTCTTCGTAGTTGCCCTTGTCGTAGGCGTTGAGCACTGGCGCGCTGAGCTTGGCGCGGTCGCCGCCGACGATCGAAAACAGCTGGTGGACGGTCGGCGCGGTGTTGCGCACGAACGCGCGCAGCCGAAGGCCGTCGTCGAGGGCGAGATGGTAGGTGCCGACCGGCATGTGGTGGTAGACGCCCATGTACTCGGGATGCTCAAGGCTGAGCACCGCGCCGACGCCCATCGGGCCGAGGTCGGCGTACTGCATCTTGGTCGCGTCGTAATAGTTGGTCTTGGCGAAGAAGGCGTAGATCGCCATCTCGGTGACCTGCAACCACTCCTTGACCGGCTGGAAGTCGCGCAGCTCGGGATCGTGCGTGGTCAGCTTGAACCACGGCCGCGAAGCCGAGGTCAGCCCGGTCGCCATGCCGTTGGTCAGGCGCCGCGCGGCGATCCGCGACGCGGTGTCCTGCAACACCGTGTTCGACCGGCGGCGGCGGCGCCCCGAATAGGGTGTCTGGGACGCGCGGATGTCGGTACGGTTGGGCGAGCAGAGACGCCCGATGTCCTCCCAGTCGTGCTCGAACTCCTGCCGCTCTGCCTTCATCGAGGAGATGCGGTCTTCGAGCCGTTCGCGCTCGGTCTTCTCGATGGCCATGCGATCTACAGTCCTGACGTGGCGGCGGTGCCCGCCGTGGTGGCAAGAGCCGGCAGGCCGATGTTGCCCGCGCGGTTGGCGAAGATCATCGCCGACGGTCCCAGCGTGCGCTTGGTGCGCAGGCCCATCCGCACGGCCGGGTCGCCGTTGTCAGGCAGCATCGTCATCGCGCGCTGCGGGATTTTCTCGACCTTGGGCGGGTCGGGTGCGCTGCACATGGCTCAACCTTTCTACTTGGCGGCGAGAATGATGCCGATGAGGCAGAGGATGCCGCACAGGCCGAGATGATAGGTGAAGTTCTCGCGGAATGTGGCGATCGCCATGAACTTCTCGAAGTTCCTGTCGCGACACAGGCGCATCGCGGCCTTGTCCCGGTAGTCACTGACCGCCGTGAACAACCACATGCCGAAACTGTAGAGCGCGATCAGCGCAAGAGCGAGGATGATCCAGTGCATCAGTTGACCTCCAGCTTGGGTTGGTCGAAGCCGACCAGTCCCGTCGGTTCCTTGCCGCCGATGCCGGCGCGGGCCATGTCGCCTTCCAGCTCGATGATCTTCCGGCGCAGCTCAAGGATCGTCGCGCCTTGCGTCGCCAGCGCCCCGCCGAAGAAGCGAAGCAGCTCATGCTGGTCGTGCACGAACGCCACCAGCTGGGCATGGTCCGCGCCCTGTTCGAGTTGCGAATTGAGGATTTGATCCATTTCGCGGGCGTTGCCGTTGGCGGCTGCGCGGGCGATGCGGTCTTCGATATTCATTCGGGTGTTCCTCTTGCGGGGTGCGCCCCGGGGTGCCGCGCCGGCTGGCGCTGGGCTTCGCCTTGGGGCAAATAGCCGAAGCCTTCGCAGCGCTTGGCCAGATCGTTGAGCGCGACGAACGCCGCGGTCGGATCGGACTTCACCTGCGCGGCGATGTCTAGGATTTCTGCGCTGAGCGTCTTCATCGTTGTGCCATCCCGAACGCCTGACCGAGCACCAAGCCCGGGCCGCGCAGCTTGAGGCTTGAGCGGTCGACGCCCATCGCGGCGTTGACGACCCCGTCCTTCATGATGCCGCGACGCTCAAGCTCGGCGCTGCCCATCGGCGGCAACCCCTTGCCCTGCATCCGCATCAGCAGGTTGTTGCCTCCTCCGCTGCACATGCCTCAACCCTCCAGTTCGCGCAGTCGTCGCTGCTCGTAGCTCTCGCTGGGCAGCTGGTGCCCGATGTACGGTCCTATCACCATTTTGCGCTTAGGTGTCGTAATGTTCGCAAGCATCAGCGCTTCAACCCGGTCGGGCGACCGGCCGAGCCGCTTCTTGATGTCGTCCTTGCCCTCGATCTGGATGCCCGACCGGCCGAGGAACCAGCGTGGCGCGGCGAGGTCGACCGCCAGTTGAGGATCGTCGGGGATGGCGATCGGGTCGGTATTCGCAGGGTCGAGCGCTTCGCGCATCCGCCAATGCACCTCGGCCCGCTTGTTGAAGAAGCGCAGCATGGTGGTGCCGAGCATGATGCCGTCGGGCGCCGCGGCGCCGTTGACCGGCACCGAGTAGATGTTGTTCATCACCAGCGCATCGTAGGTCGAGGTGCCGACGCCGACCACGTCGACATGGACAGGCGCGTCATCGCGTCGCTCGGCGATGATGAGCCCGGCCGACTTGTTGCCGTCGTCGATCGCCACGCCCTTGTGGATTTTCTGGGCCGCGAAGAAGTTGCCGTAGCGTGCCGAGATGACCAGCTCGTCGTGGCCGCCTTGGTTGACGGTGCCGCCCATGTTGCCACCGCGCGCCACGTCGCAGCCGATGCTGTCCATCGGCCCGAGCAATGCGGCGCCCGAAGCGATCTGCGCATTGCGCTGCTTCCAGCGCTCCTGTGCCGCGTAAATCCACGCGGTCGGGATCAGCTGGTTCGCATTGTCCTCGACGCCGGCCATGAAGTCGCCTTTCAGCATCTGCGATCGAAGCGGCTCGGGCAGGCTCTGGAGCTGGGCCACATAGTCGGTCGCCATGTAGTAGGGGTTGTCGGTCACCAGCGCATGGATGAAGGTTCGCGACTTGGGGCGGATGATGTCCTCGGGCCGATGCTCGCTTGCCTTGAAGCTGTACCACGGCGTCGGCACGCCGTCGACGAACTTGATGATGAAGGGCTGCGGCCCGGCCAGCTCGTAGTCCTGATTGTCGCCGACGGTGGCGAACCAGCGAAGCTCGCCGTCCTTGGCCGGGTTGGGGTGGTTGCTGTCGAGCCACGGGGCGAAGAACTTGATGACCCAGCGCCCCTCCGGCGTGGTCGGCGGGTTGAACGCCAGCACCGCGCGGACGCGCTGCTTGGGATCGTCGGTGCGGTTCCACGTCAGCGTGTAGCGGACATCGCTCTCTCGCATCTGGGTGACTTCGTCGTAGCCCTTGAAGTCGTAGTCATCGCCCTGCTGCTTCTCCTCGTCGCCCGGGTTGTCGAGCCCGAAGAAGGAGACGAAACGCTCGATCGCGTCGGGCGTGGTGAAGACCCAGCTCGACGTCTGGCTGGAATAACCATCGCGCGTGCCGAGCATCTTGGTCAGCTCCTGTACGAACTTGCGCGTCTGGTCTC